CTTTGAAGCAAATTGTAGATGGATCCACCAAAAATCCAAACACTGAACCCAAGTTAATTGTCAGACCATCGAATGTATAAGATTCTCCAGAGTTTTTGGTAGTAGTTGTGGTTCCATTAAAAATAGAAAAGGTAGATTCACCAGTTTTAGTAACAGTTACATTGCCATTTTTGGAAGGAAGTGTGACTACATCATCTGCATTTTCCATGAGTATATAAAAGTTTTTACCGGCAATATCGGCACTGCTAATAGTATTTGTAAAATTTGTGCCTTCGCTTGTAGAGGAGTTAAACACAACCACTTCTTCTACAGTAGAAAACCCTGGTAATGTAACATTTTTCAATGTGACCTTTTTACCAGAAATAGCACTTGCATTCAGAGAGAATATACCTTTAATGAGATTCTTTGTGAAATTTCTTTTGCTTATTGTAGTCGTACCAACGATACTTTCATCGGTCAAATCTTGAGAAGAAATAGTAGTAATTTCCAAAACATTTCCTATAGGCTCGGGTAAAGTGATACTCTCTCCTAATAAACTCCAGTTGGCTGTATCTGTTGTATCAAAAGTAGCCATAATACTATCGTAACTATTGTTTCCCGGTGGTCCGTGTAATGAAGTACCCAAAGGTAAACTACCAATATAATTATAAAAATCATCACTTGAAGTATAAACCCGAATGCTGCTAATTTTATTTACCGTATCTACATTAGTAAAAGAGTAATTGGCAGATGTTAATGTCGTCGGAACAATCAGTTGTGTTATTGATTCTGAGACAAAAGCATTATTCGGCATTTGTGTGCAACCATATGGAATCGTAACCGAAGAAAATCCAAATGTGCCAGTAAATAGTTGACTAGACCAATTTGACGTTAATGTAGATGGTAATGTAATACTAGTCAAACTATCCAAGTTTTGAAATATATAATATGACCAATGAAAAAACAATGTGCAAGTATCTGGAATCTCCAAATATGTCAGTGAAGTACAATCACGAATTCCATTGAAAGTATTCACAGTTGATGGAACAGTAAGACTTGTAAGAGGCATATTATCTAGATATTTAAGGTTAGTTACAGAAGAAGGTATAGTAATACCGGTAATTGGATTTCCACTTATTCCAATAATATCTCTTACATTAACTGGTTCAGTGAAAGTTATATCAGTAAGACCAGAACTACTCAAGCCAGCAACAAAGGTGCATGCTGACGGTATAGTAAGCTGAGTTAATAGTGGACACACAGCTAAACACCCCCCCTTGAATCTAGTAATACTCGTTCCTAAAGTTACCGAAGTCAATTGTGCGCAATATGCGAATCCAAGAAGTGGCACGTCAGTCATAACATTATAGGGAAGACCTAATTCTATACTTGTAATACCACTCTCCATAAAAGCTTCAGTCATATGATTACAGTTATAACCAATCTGAGCACTCAATGTAGAAGAACATCCTTTGAAAGATCTCTCATATTGCCTAATACCATCAGGCACAATTACATTACTTAGCGTGGTAGAGTTTTGAAATACTTCCATTAAATAATATGTATCTGCATAACCGTTGGCACTTGACAAAAAAGGCACATTGACTATTCCTGTATGGTCACTACAAGTCCAAATACGATATCCACCCTGATCATATCCCCAGGTTCTTGAGGTTCCATTGTCGTCAATAGTGACATACGACAAATTCAGCAATCCAGTATAATTTTCTATAGCAGAACTGAAATAAACTGTTTTAATGTTGTCTAAAGTGTTTTCCATGGTCCAGTTTCCTCCATATTGTAAATTTCCAGTTTGGTCATTGGAAGCACCCACTACTAAACCAGATTTGAATGATTTTAATAAGTCTAAATATTGCGACCATTGAGTATATTGTAGAAGATTACAGGCTAAAAAGTCCATTCGGTTGATACTCATTTTGGTAAGCAGTGTTTTCAAAAAGGCTACATTCGGACTATACTCAGTGATACCACTGGCTAAATCGCTCATTTTGAAGAAATGCTCGCTTTCCATAAAACCTATATTATGATAATAATGATGTTCACCTCCAGGAAGACCGTGACTTACAATGGCTAAGCGAGTAACATGTTTCAAATTCGCAATCAAGAATTCTTCTAAATATTGATGTTTATTACTATGTTTATAGATAATGGGAAAGGTAGATGAGTTGACCCCATTGACGAATTTCTGGTATTGTTCTACTCGTTTATCAATCAATAAGATCTTTGTATACTGGGAATAATTGGATTTAGTAGTGTATTCCGTTAAATCTTCATCAGGAATAGGGACGTTTTCTTGATCACCACTGCTCATCTATGTTTGTATATTATACAAAAATATATGAAAATTTTAGAATTGATGTGTATATATTCATTTTCCCTATGGTCTATTTTTCAGTAGAAGGTGGAAAAAAAGGATTCGTGGGTTTATACGGTTTAATAGGCACTGGTTGATTATTTTCTGTTTCTTGATTCTCTCCTATAGTAGCAGACTCAAGGGACTTCTTTTTAGCCACACAAGACCGTAAATGAGATGTCAATCCACCGGAACTTTTCGCTTCAAAACCACAATAGATACACTGATTATCTTTGCTAAAAGAATGAGAATAATATTTACACAGCCATTGTTCTAATTGAGGCATTTTCATTTCATCTAATTGGGAGGTCAATTTAGCGCTGTATTCTTTTATGGTTTTCAATTGCGTCATTTTTTGTTGGGCGAAACTTTGGTATTCCTTATTAATTTGATCTAAAAATTCTTTATCTACAGTAATGGCTTCGGATTTAAACCCACTGGCATCAATGAAATGAGACAAATGGTCAATGATATCCACGGCAATTTTGATTTTTTCCGGACTGTAGTTCACTTGATGTAAATAAACACACACTTTTCCTTGGTACAAATGTATTTCGTAGTTGCTTTTATTGGCAATACCATAATGTTGCGCCAGTAAAATACCGGCACATTGTTGTGTATCGACATCGCGTAAGAATTTTTGTACTTCTTCTTGGCCTACATTCCGGTCATAATTTTTATTTTCAAATAAAATGGTGGGTTTGTTGTCTCGTTTCATCATAAAATCCCCGGTTTCTTTGGTTGTACCCACGGATTGAATATCACCCATCGGATACATTTGGTTCAATACGTGACTCAACATGGTTTCCGAGATTTTCCCCTTGGACGAAGAATTATCCATTTTCCGGAGCAATTCATTGACTTGGTTATGCATATGTTCTTGGTCCTTGGAGCGTTGAGACATGTCTTCTATTTTGTGTTGTTGCATTCGCAAATCATCGCGTAGCCGGTTTTCCGTAGACATGATCATTTGATTGGTAAACGTTTGGAAGGAAGTGAAATTTTGCGAGAATTTGTCTTCTATAGTGCGTACATATTGATTCATCATATCGCTCGATGACCCCATAGAACTGGTACCACCGTGATGTGCTGACAAGTTTTGAATGACATTTTGAATATCTTGTTTTAGGTTCGCAATAGAGGTTTCCCATAGAGGATTTTCGCGTTGACATAGACTGATTTTTTCATACAATTGTTCTGTATATTGTGTCAAAAATGGTTGGACTTTCTCATTGTGGTGATTGGCTACCAAGGTTTGCATTTCATCCAAGTGTTGTTTACGGATTTCACCGAGTTGTTTATAGTATTCCAATTGTTGGTCGGTTTGTTGTTTCATGAGTTGTTTCTGAATTTCCCCCATTTGTTCTAATAAACGAGTTGCAAAACTCTGGTCAAAGGCAGGGTTAATTTTTTCTTGGAATTTTTCCAATAAATCCACAAGTAAATGGTTCATTTTCTCAAAATCATATTGAGGATTATTTTTATAAAAGTCATAAATGCGCGGATTTTTCAATAAAAGTGACATATGTATGATACGATCCTACGAGCCAAAACCTGTTAGAAAAACATATAAAGAACTGTTTATATGTTTTCTCTCCAAATATTCAAAATATCATCGATTCTTTACAGTATTTCTAAATTTGGCGTTGTTTAAAAGAGCATATAAGAATCTCATTTGTTTACGTCCTTTTTCTTTGGAAGTACAATAAGCATAGACCTTTTTGGATTGGCGGCGTCCTTTGGTTTTTCTACGTATTGTATAGCATTTTTTCTTGCGATTGTATACCATTTCCAGTTTGAATTTCGGCTTGCGCTTTTTCCTACGAGTATACGGTCGACGAGTTCTAACTGGAGTGTTATTTTGATTTTCTCGTATACGTTTTTGTTTCTCTCGGATGCGTTCACTTCGTCGTGGAGCCATTTACTATAGAATCACAGTAGAAATATATTGTGTTTATGGGGGGGGTAATCATGATTCAGTATTTTTCCAAGATACGATATACGATTTCCATACGTCTATTTTTCTCTTCAGCAATAATTGGCAGGCGTTGTATTTTTTCCCATTCGGCTCTTCTATATTGGTCTTTTTGTATATGCACTTCTTCGGGGTAATAGACGTATTTGTAGCACTGTAGACGTTCGATTAAATAGAATTTCTGGAAACAGTCAGGCAAGAATACGATTTTGGCGAAATTGCATAGTTCTAAATTGTCTCCATATACATACCGAAAGGCTTGGATAATCAATACATCATGGCGTTTTAATTTGTAAATATGTTCTGGTTTCTGTATAGTAGAAGAATGATGGTAAATAAAACGGAATACTTCTATGTCAATGTTATTTTCCCATAGGTCGTACGTAGATGTGCTGATGACAATGTGCATACAATCTGATACTACTATAGACAATCGAAAACTTCTCTCTAAATCTTTTTTCTAAATGAAAAATTGAAATCAATTGAGAGAAAAGTATAAGAAATGCAAATATAAACATTACTGTGATTTAAAGAATACAATTCAAAAGCAATGATTGCCCATGTTAAAACTACGTATAAGACCTTGCCTAAATTTTACCAGGGTATGCTTTATTCTACAGTGAATTTCATTGACAAGCATATAACTGACCCCGTACAAAAGAAGGAACTGTATGCGAAGTTGCCTATCCATGATGTGACAATAGAAGAACAAATTCTGTATTTTGACAGCCATTGTGATCTACGTAAAACCGAACAAGAGATTTACAAAAAACTAAAGCAAGAATACAAAGCAAACCAAAAAGCCACCACTGGCAAAAAAGAAAAGAAAAAGAAAAAGAACCCTGTAGAGACAAATCCGGTGGAATTAGAGGACCATGAACCCGAAATCATGTACTTGTATAAGATCAATACCGAGCGGTATTGGACACCAGACGATGATTTGCAGAATGGACCCTTATACAGTTCAGTGAAGGATCAAGATGGAGACCCATCACCATCAAGTTTCCAGGTCGGTCGACTGGAAAATGGCATCGCAATCATGGAATCATGAGGAAAAGTATTTAAACTAAAGGTCAAATGTCAAAAAATCACCTTGATTTTTGTTCATACAAGGGCTTTTTTCGTCAATTTAAGCGGGTGTACAGTGAAAAAACGTTGATTGGAGCAAAAATTGAATGAAATTGATTTCTAGAGAATACATCTACAAGTAAACTCTTATAACAAGCAATCAAGCAATCAAAACACAAATCAAAGTTCTTTCTACAGTTTTCAAATAAAACACAATCAATTCAATAGAAACAATGGCATCTACTACTAACACAACCGCAAATACCACAACCAATAACACCACCAAAGCCACCCCAAAATCCTTACCCAAGTTTTACAAGGGTTTATTATATAGTACAATGTCCTTTATCAACGAGTACATCGAAGACGAAGAACAACGCAAGACACTCTACAGTAAATTGCCTTTGTTTGAAGATGTTGAGAAGCAAATCGAGTACTTCAATACGAATTGCGACTTGAAAAAGGTACACAATGAAGTATACAAGCCTTTATTGAAGCAACACAAGAAGGAAATCAAAGAGGCCAATAAACCAGTAAAAGAGAAAAAGCCACGTGCTCCTCGTAAGAAAAAAGCCGAAAAAGAAGAAGCACCAACTGAAATGGAACCATCTTTATCGTCTACAGTAGAAGGATCTGATGTTGCTGTTACTGTTGCCGCCGATCCTAAAGAAAAAAAGACTACAAAGAAGAGCACAAAAGAGAAAACGGACTCATCGAATCCCCCAAAGTTGAAAAAGCCCAGAGCACCACGTAAGAAAAAGGATACAAATACAACTGATTCTACAGTAGACAATGGTGAAAATAAAACACCTACGCCAGTACGCAAAGCATCAGACTCAATAATATCAACAACAAATGAAGAAGAATTAACTTACGATAAAATGGAAAATTAGTTTTTAAGAATTTAAGTAAAGTGACGTTTTAGAGGGGAGGTTGGGTATTTTATAACCAGGCTCCCTTTTTTTTCTGCCTTTTAATTTATATTTAGAAGAATATGGCATCAAGAAGAAGAAGAAGATCATCTAGTAGTGGAAAGCAGACAAAACGAGTTCGGTTTCGATTAAGTTCAAAAAAAAGCAAAGGAAAAGCAAAGAAAAGATCTCGTGGAAAAAGAAAGACATTACGAGGTGGATGAGACGGTGGTACATCCAATTATAGAACATAATAATCACTATAAATCCATTAGAACTTCAACCATTTTATTATTAGCGAATGAAGAGAATACTATACAAGATAGGATCATTGTTGTATTCACAGACAGTCTATAATGCTCTAAATTTTTTAGGATATTATAGTAGATAAGTGTAGAGAAAGAAGTAAAAAATCCAGTAATCAATAAGCAAAAATGAAAAATACTGTACGAAAAAACAAAATGGCAAACCGTAGCAATAAGACAGTACGTAAGAAGAATGGTCGTATTTTTTTCACGGACTACCCTGAATTTACACCCAATTTAAGTCCATCGGATATATTTCGTTTAGGCAGTTTTGGCGGGACATATTGGCGACCTATTTATTCCAAAGTCACCCATAAGCAATACAAGAACGTACATAAAAAGTACAAAGATTGGTGGAAAGGAATACCGGAAAGTCATTTGAGTTCGCCTACGTATGACAATAAAGTGAATAAATACAACTGTAAAGTGGGTACAACATTGGAATTCTGGGAAGGCAAGCACTGGATTACATTGTATAATCCATATGGCTGGGTACATTGGTATTGTGATTTCTACAGGGGTCGACGATGTCCTGATGATGAAAGGCAAATCAAGCGATGGCAGGCTTTAGCCGGTCCAAGAGGACGTTTTATGCGCTTTTTAGTAACACAAATTGTCAAACGTGGGGGGCATTATAAAGATGAAACAATTAGTCCTAAAATCCGCCAAGTGTTGCAACATTGGGGATATAAACTGACAAAAACAGATTATGACAAGGAAATAAAACGTCGTAAAGGTTGATAATATCTCATGACATCAATCAAAAAATAGTTCTTTGGTGAGAACCATTTTTTATATAACCGGTTTGTTTTTTTAGGATATGTTTAGGGAAAAATAAAAAAGTCGGGAAGAGGAAACACGAAGTTCCATCTATACTGTCTCAAGTATTGGTTGTAATTCTGATAAAGGAAGGGATGATTCAATAATATCTGTATTTTTGTCAAAAGTCAAACTAAAGATAACATTGCATATTTTTGATTTTACCAAATTACAACAACTAATAGGTTGGATATGTTTTCAAAGACTATTTGTATGAAATACAAAAGAAGTGAATGAGAACTTAAAGGGTTTTATATGGTCTATTGTACAATACTACGCTGTTTTGAGACAAATATACAAAGCAAGAGTTCTTTATATTCGTTCTAGTAAAAAGGTTTTTTTCTATTAAGTTAGCAATACGAGAAAACAATCGAATAAAAGAAAAATCATGGATTGGATAGAAGAAAGTCAGCGATTTTTATCAATACAAGAAAATTGTAAACCGGAACCATTGCCTTCTCTCGATTTGGTATATTTTTATATATCCAAAGATAATTCAGTATCTACTGTAGAAAAAGAGTCAATTGAATTGGGTACAACAAGAAATCCTATTATAACCAAAGAACGAATTTTGGAATTAATTCATCGTCATAAAAAGACAACGGAACATACTCAGTTTATTCTGAAGGACACCTGTTTATTTCATATTGATTTAGATGCCGATAAGGTTGGGTCATTTGACGAGTCGAGTTATAAAACGTATTGGAAATCATTTCCTTTAGTAGAATCCATTTGTCTACAGGACAATGTATTTGTATTTCACCCCTATTCTACTTTGTATTTTTTCTACTATGAAGAAGACAAAGCATCAGTCAAGTCTCTCAAATCGGCATTAAAATCGGGTTCAACCCGAAACAATCATCACATGACCAAGCGTGTACGGTGGAATAGTGGTCTAAATCCACCCGGTAAAGCATTTAAGAGTACCCGTAAAAAGTTATAGTTGTATCGTGATGGAAAAATTGAATGATTCTTTTGTTCTCATACAGAACAAATAAATAACAAACAATATATAACCATTAATCTACAGTAATCAATCAATCAAAAGCAACAACAAAACAAATAAAACATCTGTTAAAAGCAACAGCAACATGCCAGTCAAGTCAATGAATAAGAAGGCAACTAAAGCCCCATTTTGCAAAGTGTGCTTTGATACCGGGAAACCAGAAAGTGTCTACACTAGTCATTTTGTACGGGATGTTCCAGGTGAATCCGGAGTTGTCGTCTGTCCTACATTATTGGATATACAATGTCGATATTGTAAGAAAAAAGGTCATACTACTAGTAAGTGTCCTATTTTGAAGAAAAAGGGAATAAAAGTACCTGCCCCTTCATTAATGTTACCTGAAGTGGCAAACAACGACCGATTGCGATTACAAAATAGCAGGAACAACAGTTTCGGTCAATTGGCTTATAACTCGGATGACGAAGAAGATGAATTAGAAGAAGGTGAAGTACGAGAGGAGACAACTGTAGAAGAAACAAGGAAAATTCAAACACCAGACCTCAAGAGTTATTCCTTTATAGTGCAAAAGGAACCAGACGAAGAAGTGAAACCAATAGGACCACATACTCCACCAGGACCACCACCACCATTGAACAACTATGATCATTTAATCATTCCTAGTCATAATTGGGCAGACTTAGAATGTTCTGATGACGAAGAAGAATTCTTTAACAATTTAAGAAAAAAGTAAATTAGGTGGTACATTCATTTACCATTTTTTTTATCACCAGATAAAGCATAAAACACTGTAAGGGGGAAAACATGGGTGATGGTGAAAAATCATATCGATTGGATGTCATAGACGAAGATACTATTTACATATGTTTTGGATTTGGATGTGTCAATATAGGATTTTTAACTGACAATTTTCACGGATGTTCCATGAAGAACGAATGTTGCTGTATTATGCATGAGTATTGTTTTTTGAAACGTGAATATTTGACTTGTTGTGATAAATTAGAAGGGCATTATATTCGTATAGGGTGTGGCTGTGATGCATTGACTATAAAAATGCCGACTGTATGTTGTAAACAGCAATGTCATTTTATGTGCTTGATTTGTGCTTGTTCTGTACCACCCGATGAAGAGGTACCTTGTATTTTAGCATGTTGTTCTATAGTATGTGGGACTTTAGAGTGTACTCCTATATGTAAAAATTGTATGACATTTGGACAAATCAAATAGTGGGGGATTTATCCCCCCATACCCCCTGTTCCACGAAGTGCTTTTGGAATGGGGAAAATATCCATATATACCACGAAGTGTGCTTATGGAATAGGAGAAATATTACACATTCCACGGAGTGCTTAGGGAGAAGGGGAAATAATATTTATTGTACTGTATACACCTCGCTGCGCTCGGTGAAAGGTCGACTTGAGCCGACCAATCGGTTCCACTCACTAGCGAGCGAAGCGAGCCCTAGACGATGGATGTATCAAAAACTATTTACTGTAGAAGAAAATAGTTTAATTAATGGTTAAAGGTATAAGAACGGATATGAAGTCATTTTTCAGCATCCAGTTTGATTGGTTTTCATGGGGCTATTGATTTTTTTCGTGAATCCCATTTTTTCCAGATTATTCAGGACCAGTTCATCGTATTCTTGGAAAAATCGGTCCACATCACGGGCCAATACAAATAGAGATATTTTGACATTATCCGAGACAATAGCATAATCATATTGATCGTCTACAATGGGACCTAATTCAATGACCCAATAAGGTGCGGCTGTAGGAACACCTTCTAATTTTACAGTCAATTCTCCACCTGTATTGCCATCTTCGTAAAAGGCACAGCCATCAATAATACCTTCAGTACCATTGGGAAAGATTTCAGTATTGATTACTCCTACAGTACCATCGTCTAAAATCGTATAATTGGCAGTCACGCAACTTCCACCCAATTGGAATGTTTCATCGAATAAATCTTTGTATACTTCGTACCAGAATCCATCGTAAGAACGTAAATCGAGTTCGGGTACATAAGTATATTCAAGATTATCATCCGCATAGTATTCAGTAGAAGAAGTATTGGTTGTATTGATTTCATGAGAAGAGGAAACAGTAGAAAACAATAAGTAAATAGTAAAAGCAGTGGTTAAAATAAAGTTCATATTTATTCAAGTTGATTGAATCTATATCAGTATAGTATATAACAGAACTTCTTTCTATATTCTTTGGATAAAATTGAATTTACATCAAAAAATACAAATAAAGAGTAAACATACATACGCTATAAAATATGGATTTGGATAATATCGACCCTGTTGTACAATGGATTTCTATGAATTTAGACACATTTTCAAGCATAGCGATCGACAAATGTAAAGAAACGAATGTTCCGCCTACTGTAATCGAGTATATTCAAACCAACTGGACAAAAATAGATGATAGCAATGGTGGGACTTTTAAAATTAAATTAGTGGCTCCTGAATTAAAGCGCTGTACAAATCATGACAAAATTCTCAATATAAAAGCCAAAGAAGTATTGGTTAATGCAGGTATTGAGGCTGGTATTGAACACATGTTTACAGATCATGAAACCGGTAGAAAGTTGACCTATTCGGAGATGCGAGACCGATATGGTTAAATTGTGTTGAACTTATACATTATATTTTCAAATACTAATGTATATTTTTTCTCTTGTGATATCAATGAGTTTTAAATGCTATACTAAAGATAGTATTAGTGATACATCCAAGCAAAAAGGCCCGGAAATACATAGACGGGAAAGTGAGAAGTCCAAGGCGCAAATAGATTTAGACTATATATGCAACCATTGTCGCAATACAAAATTGCGCTTTCTCATATTATTACCAGACAGTGATTATCGCAAATGGTTTTATTCGTATAGGGACCTTCTATGGTATCGCCGGGGAATGTTTCCAGGTAAACTAATATTGGAACGATTTGAAGAAATCGAGGATTTACCGTACGTAATTGATGGACCGGTCATGCCACATCAAGTCTATATTATGTTACCCAAGGAAAAAATATATGTTCCATCTGATCAATTCACTGAAAAGTATATTCGCAGTAAAATGAGAGAACTGGTGCAAATCTTTGTGGCTCTACGGGCAAAATCCATCAAATATACTCGGTACGATTCTGTAGAAGAAGAGTCCAAAATTGTATCTGGAATTGGAACCAATATTCCCAAAGTATTTGAAACAACAGGTGTTCAAATAGAACATACTGAATCAAAGAAAAAGGGGACACAATATGAAATCCAATTAATACCTGTAGAAAAACCGACTGATACGACAATATTTCAAGACCACCAAGAGTTTCATTATTTACGTCGCGAACCGAGTTGGAGAGATATGATACTACGACGAGTAGATGGACATGTTGTACTGGATAAATATACGTATTTCAATCGCGAAGTGAATTTGTTTACTAGTAATTTGTCTCAAAAATTGCAATGGTTTCAATTGAATTTAGAATATGACTGGAGTAAATACCAAGATTTCCATATGGATTATGAGGTCACATATTGAAAAAAAAGTTCTCACTATAATATAACAAAAATCAAAAATATGTATGACATTGTGATTATAGGAGCCGGTATTGCTGGACTCCACTGTGCATATCGTCTACAGGACCAATATGATTCGATTTTAGTCTTGGAGAAATCACCTTGTCTCGGTGGTCGTATTCGTAGTGTATCGTTTCATGGAACTACTGTAGAAGCCGGTGCGGGGCGATTAAACCAAACACATCGTCTCTATCACAAACTTTTACAAGAATTGCATATTCAAACCAAAGCCATACCGAGTGACATTTCGTATTTCAAACCGGATTCTATTTATCACAATCGCGATCCATTTGATATTTTGACACCTGTACTGGAATCTGCAAGGAGAGAACCTGTAGAGAAATTACAAGGTATGACGTTTTTAGACTATGCCAAAACGAAATTATCACCGGATGAGATCCGGTTTGTTACGGGTGGGTTTGGATATTACGAGCAATTGGTTTCGATGAATGCGTATAATGCTGTAAATTTGTTCTATCAGGGAATGCATACGAAGAATGATTTCAGTGTTGTGCCTGGTGGCATGTCGCAAGTCATACAAGGACTGTACAAGAAGTTAATGATGAAAAAGAAGTGTCATGTACGGTGTAATCAAGAAGTAGGATCCATTATATATGACCCCAATTTCTCTCAATTTCGTATTTCTATAAAAGGATCACAAACCATTTTGAAATGTCGTCATTGTATTGCGGCAATCCCTAAAGAGGCTTTGTTGAAACTCCATTATTGCAAACCATATTATCCTTTATTGAAATCGATTGATGTGAAAATATTGTGCCGTATTTATGCGAAATTTAGAAAATGCGATATATGGTTCCGCGATTTACCAAAGACAACTGTTAACAATGAGATTCGTTATATTATTCCGATTGATCGAGAGAACGGAATTATTATGATTTCCTATAGTGATTCTAAATATGCTCGATTTTGGGGGTCTTTAGACAAACGGAAACTCATTTCTACATTGCAACATAAATTGGAGTCGGCTTTGTCTCGTCCTATTCCACGTCCCAAAGAAGTACAAGCCTTTTATTGGAATACTGGGACTGCATTTTGGAAACCCGGAGTGGATAGTAGAAATTTGGCGCCACGTATTTTACAACCGGATAAACAAGTTCCATTTTACATTTGTGGAGAGAACTATTCGGAGAATCAAGGATGGGTTGAAGGAGCATTGGAGTCCAGTAATCAAGTAATACAATCTCTACAGAATATATAAGAGAAAGTACAAAAGTAGGTGTGATATTATAAAAA